GCCTCCACCGCCAGTCACCACGTCAAGTGGGAGCTTAGATCCGGATTCTAAACCCAGATAAAAAAGCTCCACATCACCAATACTAGGTGCTCCCAAGCGTAACATCACTTTAACCTCAGGTTGCCCGGAGTTAGAAAAGTGAGCTAAAAGTTTTATGTAAATTCCTCTAAGTCTTATAAATAAGTCCTGATGTGCAAACGACATAACCAATAATGCGTAAAACTGTTGTAGATATTGGCCAGGAGATTTTTTACAAGGAGTATACAAAATAGGATGAAGGAGACGTTCCTTCTTCCACATTGGTATAACAAATTCCCCGTAATGAGCAAACGTGAAGCCCAAAAAGGGCAACTCCCCATGCGGATGCTCTATTCCACCTACCCACCACTTACACAGTAGGCCATGTTGATTATACAGTCTATCTTCCACGAATGCTTGATTCAAAATATAGTCGAATTCCATTGCCAAATACATAGCATTATCATCACCAAAAAGGTTAACAAGTTGATCTATGACCTCATCAAAGGTCGGAAAACGATCATATTTTTTAAAGAAAGAAACAACGAGGATATCTGCTATAACCTCAAAGCCAGCCTGTATATTATCGGTTGTAGTCGTTCCAGATCCTGAGTTGTTACCATAACGCCTGATAACAACGTCTCCATTAAAGAAGATAATAACGGATCGTATATATGCTCTAGTAACCCATTCTGCAATAGCAGTATAGGGCGAATTGGGATTAGCAAGTTTCCAATAATAAAGTCTCCGGCGAGCAACATAAATTAAGTTAATCAATCGATCATAACCAGAGATATCCCAAGCAATTCTAATAGGGAAAAGAAATTTTCCATTCTCATCTGTCACCATAATCTCCCGATACCATCTATTGGTGCCCCCATAAAAAGGGTTAAAACCATACTTGGACCAGGAATGTCCTTTCAAGGCCTCATTTTGAGGACCAAATAATCTTAATTGCCAGAACAATAAGTGAGCTGATGTAGTCTGAAAAGTTCTAACTTTTCCAGAATGCCAATCTTCAATAGAAGCTAATTCCTCTTTTCCCACAGATTCATAAATTGGAAGCAACTGAGTTAAAAACTCAATATTTTCGAAATTATCTAACCACATAGAACTACCGAACAGATCGGCGCGAGTTTTATAACCAAGATATTTATGAGGAGTACCAGGACTCTTCTTTAAATCCAAATGGTTATATGTAAACTCTGCTGTCCAAGATGGCTGAGTAAGGGGAACTTCTAAAACTCTATCAACAATCTTCAGTGCATAAGCATGAAACTGATCAGGTTCGGGGTGAGGTCTAATTTCATCAATTTTCATCTCCGCTTTATCAATATTCTCCACACAGGGAACATTATAAAAATATTCTCCACATAGAGGTTTGAGGGAGTTCCAATCTTCAGGAAAGGCTCTATATAAGAGGGATTCCTTGCAGAAAGTAGAAGGTCTTGAATTAAGAGCAACACGCCGACGAAACATAGGGTCAAGAACTCCTAAGGGTTCTAGACTCTTATATTGACGTTGAGTTGGAAGGTCAGCAATAAGTCGAGTACTTTTTATCACGAAAGATTCGAAAACGGTATTTACCCCTTGTAAACTACCCTCGGGGTTTTCGAGAGTAGATTTTAAAAATCCG